GACCTCAAGCACGCAAGCCCCCTCGAGGACCTGCGTAAAGCCGCCTGGTACATCAACAGAGAGATCCAGAGGCTAGAAAAAGCATGAAGCTGCAGGACTACCAGCCGCGCCAGGTCTTCCTGCCCCTGCACAACCGGACCAAGCGCTGGACAGTCGTCGTCGCACACAGAAGAGCCGGCAAGACGGTGGCCATGTGTGCGGACCTGGTGATCGGCGCGCTCGAGACGGCGCTGCCCAAGCCGCAGTTTGCGTACCTGGCGCCGCAGCGGGACCAAGCCAAGCGGGTGGCCTGGGGCTACCTGAAGGATCTGACGAAGGACTTGTGGGCCAAGCCGCCGAATGAGTCGGAGCTGAAGATCACGATCAGCAACGGCCACGGGGGAGAGAGCACGATCTACGTCGCGGGCGCGGACAACTACGACGCGCTGCGCGGCATGTACTTCGACGGGGTGGTGCTGGACGAGGTCGGGCAGATCCGGCCCAGCGCCTGGTACACCGTCCTGCGCCCAGCCCTCTCAGACAGACGCGGCTGGGCCATCTTCGCCGGCACGCCCGCGGGCAAGAACATGTTCTGGAATTTGCGCGAGGAGGCCAGGCTGAATGCGCAGAGCCACTTGTTGCTAGAACTGCCCGCGTCCAAGACCAACATCATTCACCCGGAGGAGCTGCGCGACGCGAAGGCGCAGATGACCGAGGACGCGTTCCTGGTCGAGTACGAGTGCAGCTTTGATGCGGCGGTGCCGGGCGCGTACTACGCCAAGCAGATCAGCGAGATCTACGGCCTGGGCCGCGTTGGCGACTTCAAGCCGCAGGCCGACATGCCCGTGCACCTGGTGGCCGACTTGGGCTTCACCGACAGCTGCAGCTGGTGGGGCTGGCAGGAGACGCCAGATGGGTATCGGGTGGTGGAGTTCATGGAGGACGACAACCAGCCGATCCAGCACTACATCGACTGGGTGAAGTCCAGGCCGTACAAGGTTGGCAACGTGCACCTGCCGCACGACGCGAAGGCCAAGAGCCTGCAGACGGGCAAGTCGATCATCGAGCAGTTTCTCCAAAGTGGCATCCGGCCAAGCCTGGTGCCGGAGATGAGCCTGCAGGACGGGATCGAGGCGGCGCGTCTGGTGCTGAACCGGTGCTACTTCAACGAGGAGGCGACCTACGAAGGGGTCGAGCACCTGCGCGCGTACATGCGGGAGTGGGATGAGAGGACGCAGACCTACCGCAACAAGCCCAAGCACGACCAGCACAGCCACGCCGCGGACGCGTTCAGATACCTGGCCCTTGCTGCGCGCCCGGTGGTGGGAAAATCGAAACACGATGAGAGCCGCCCAGTGCGCAACATCGGGGGCGCCCATTACGCGTTCACTTTGGACCAGATTTGGGATACGGGCCCGCAGGCCACACAAAGGATTGGCTGATGGACGAAGGCAAGATCACCAGCGCCAGCGACTTTGATTCAAGCCCGATGGGCCTTGCCCAGCGCTGGGGCACTGAGATCGAGGCGGCTGACCAGGAGCTGAGGAAGTTCCACGACGAGGCGCGGCGGATCGTGCAGCGCTATCTGGACAAGCGTGACGCCTACGGCAAGGACGAGAGCAAGGTCAACCTGTTCTGGTCCACGATGAAGGTTCTCCTCAGCATGCTGTACGCCAGGCCGCCCAAGGCTGACGTCAGCAGGACGTTCCTGGACTTTGAGGACGACGTGGCGCGGGTGGCGGGCACGATGCTGCAGCGGATCCTGAACCGCGGCTTCGATGACGACACATCGGACTGGGACACCAACGTGCGCCAGGGCATTGAGGACTGGCTGGTGGTGGGGCTGGGGCAGATCTGGCTGCGCTACGAGGTCAAGACCGAGCCCTACGTCATCCCGGCGCAGCTGGACCCGATGACGGGGATGGAGCTGGCGCCTGAGCAGGAGGCCGAGCGGATCGTGGATGAGGATGCCCCGTGCGACTACATCTACTGGGAGGACTTCTACTGGTCGCCGGCCCGGACCTGGGGCGAGGTGCGGTGGGTCGGCCGGCGCGTATACATGACCAAGGACCAGCTCGAGGAGCGGTTCGGGCCTGAGATCGCCGCGGTGGTTCCGCTGGGCAAGACGAAGAGCCAGTCCAACGTCAACGACCAGGAGGTCAAGCACGACCCGTGGACGAAGGCTGAGGTTTTCGAGATCTGGTGCAAGGAAAACCGCAAGGTCTACTGGTACACCAAGGGCGCGGATGTGATCCTGGACGTCAAGGACGACCCGCTGCAGCTCGATGGGTTCTTCCCGTGCCCAAAGCCGGTGGCGGCCAACGTCACCAGCTCCAACTTCCTGCCGCGTGCCGACTACATCTTCGCGCAGGACCAGTTCAACGAGCTCGACGAGATCAACACCCGCATCACCTGGCTGACGCGCGCGGCCAAGGTGGTCGGTGTGTACGACAAATCGGCCGAGGGCATCCAGCGGGTGTTCCAGCAGGGCGCTGAAAACCAGCTGATTCCGGTGGACAACTGGGCATTGTTTGCCGAGCGCGGCGGAATCAAGGGCCAGGTGGACTGGATTCCGATCGACCAGGTCACCAACGCGATCGAGCGCCTGCGCCAGTACCGGCAGGACAAGGTCATGCAGATCTACGAGGTGCTGGGCATCTCCGACATCATGCGTGGCAGCTCCAAGGCCAGCGAGACGGCCGCGGCGCAGCAGATCAAGGCCCAGTTCGGCAGCACGCGGGTGCAGCTGATGCAGTTCTACATCGCTGACTGGATCAGCCAGGCGCTGCGGATCAAGGCCGAGATCATCTGCAAGCACTGGCAGCCTGAGACGATCATCAAGCGCAGCAACATCGAGCGCACGCCCGATGCCCAGTTCGCGCCGCAGGCCATCGAGCTCCTGAAAGACGAGGAGATGGCCGAGTACCGCATCACCATCGAGGCCGACAGCATGGCCGCGCTGGACTATGCGGCCGAGCGGGACGCGGCGGTGCAGTTCATGCAGGGCCTGGGCGCGTTCATCAGTCAAACGGCGCCGATGGCCCAGCAGGTGCCCGAGGCCGGGCCGTACCTGCTGCGGATGATGCAGTGGGCGGTGAGCAAGTTCCGCGTGTCCACGCAGATCGAGTCGATTCTGGACCAGGCCGCGGCGGGCATGCAGCAGCAGCTGATGCAGCCAAAGCAACCGCCTCAGCCGGCGCCTGACTTGGTGATCAAGGCGCAGATCGAGCAGGAAAAGATCCAGTCCAACGAGCGCATCGCCATGATGGAGGCGCAGTCGGATCAGCAGATCGCCAGCCTGAAGGCCTCGGTGGAGCTGCAGAAGGTCGAGATGCAGGCCAAGTTCGACCAAATGGCGGCGCAGTTCCAGCAGATCCAGCAACTGATGACGCTGCAGCAGCCGGCCACTCAGATCGAGGGCCTGGCGGGCGCGGTGCAGGACTTGTCCAACCGCACGGCCGAGGGCCAGACGGCTCAGATGCAGCAGATGCAGTCGCTGATGGAGCGCATAAGCAAGCCGCGCAAGCGGGTGCCGGTGCGTGACGGCAACGGCGACATCGTGGAGGTGCGCGAGGTCGAGGAGGACGACAACCCGGCCTTTGTGGGCTCGGCCAATCTGCCTCCGGCGATGCCTGCGATGCCTGCGGTGGGAGGGCTGCCCGGTGCCTGAGCTGCAAGGACAGATGGGTGAGCTGCGGCTGACGCTGCAGATCACGCGCGCTGAGACTGGCAAGACCGAGACGGTGGAGCTGGTCGGGTTTGTGGACGAAGAGAAGTTGAAGGAGTTTCAAAATGGCAGTAACCCACAGCACGGCAGCGCGCAATGCAGCGACTGACGCCGTCACGGCATTGATTGGCGCCAACGGCCGACTGGCTTTCCGCCTGTCAGGCACGGTCAGCGCGCCGGGTACGGTGGTGGCCACGCTGAACCTGAGCGCCACGGCTTTCCCGGCTGCCGTGACAGGTACGGCCACGGCCAACGCGATCAGCAGCGACACCAACGCCACTGGCAACGCCTCGGCGGTGGCCACGGCCACGCTGCAGACCAACGGCGGCACGGTGGTGATTCACTGCGCGGTCGCGGCCAGCGCCAGCGACATCAACATGACCAACGGCCTGACGGTGGCGGCGGGTGACACCGTGTCCTGCAGCTCGCTGACCTACACCGCACTGAGCGCATGAGCCTGACCATCGGCCCGAGCGACATCGGCACGCGGCGCACGGACGCCGATGTGGTCGATGGCGTTGTGCAGTTCGCTGCCGTGGTCGATACGGGCAACGGCCAGGGTTACGTGCAGGTCCACACCGACTGGCAGACACCGGCAACGCTGCGCGACTACGCGGCACGGATCAACGCAGCCGCTGACTGGCTGGAGGCAAACTGATGGCAATCACCACACTCGACGGGCTCATTGCTGCTGCCAAGCAGCGGGTGCCGATCAAGAAGACCGCCACGCGCACCACGGTGGCCAACGGCTGGTTCAGCCTGTTCGACATTGCGGGCGCTCCTGGCGCGGGCACTCTGGCCGGCACCAGCACGACAACGGGAGTAGTCCCGAATGACACCACGGCGGGCGTGCCCCTGATCGATGCCTTTGGCGGAGGAAACACAGGCTACCTGCAGAACGTCGAGTTCGCCTCGACGGTGGCCTGTCGCCTGATGATTTACGATTTGCTGTGGAAGGGCGGGGCGTATGCCTTCAACGCCAGCACCACCGGCCAGACGCCGGCCAGCTACAGCGCCCGGGTGCCGGGCGGCACCGATTTCACCAACACCGAGATCTGGGTCGAGCAGGTGACGGCGGCCACCGGCAACCAGGCCGTGAACGTCACCTACACCAACCAGTCAGGCACCACGGGCCGGTCTACGGGTGCGGTGGGTATCGGTGCGGCGCCGACCGTGGGCCGGATGTGGCAGCTTCCGCTGGCGGCTGGTGACACGGGTGTGCAGGGCGTCACGGGCGTGGCGGGCACGGTGGCGACAGTTGGCACCTTCAACGTGCTGGTGATCCGCCCGCTGTGGTCAAGCCGGGTGATCGCGGCCAACTTTGGTGACCTGCACGACTACATGCGGGTGGGGCTGCCGCGCATGTTCGACACCTCGGCGCTGGCGGTGTGTGTCAACGCTGACGGCACATCGAGCGGCCTGCCTGAACTGATGCTGACCATCACCAACGGGTAAGTCATGGCCGCGCCCAACCTCGGCCAAGGCATTGACCGGGGCAACTACCGTAGGCGCAACGGCATCACGCCGCCTGCGGAGCAGGGCAAGGCTGCGGGCGCGGTAGCCGAGACAGTCTTCTTCGGCACCGCCACCGGGCCTGTCACGCACGCCACGACGGGCGCGCTGACGGGCCAGATCGGCTCGATTGTTGGCTCGGCGGCCAGGGTCGGCGGCGCAGTCACCCATGCCACCACCGGGGCGCTGACCGGACAGGGCTCGACGGTTGCCGGCACTGCGACGCGGACACGGCAGTTCGCCACCAGCGGCACGCTGACGGGCCAAGGCTCCACGCTGGCCGGCAGCGCACGGCACAACATCCCGCATCCGGCCACGGGCACCCTGACGGGGCCTGGGTCATCGCTGGCGGGCAGTGCAGCCCGCACACGGGCCTTCGCAACGTCGGGTGTCCTGGCGGCCCCAGGCTCGGCTTTGGCGGGCGTGGCGGCACGCACCCGTGCTCACCCCACCACGGGCGTCCTGAGCGGGTCTGAGGCTGCGCTGTCGGGTGCTGCTGCGCGCGGGATTCCAGCCGTCAGCCACGCCACCACTGGCGCTCTGACGGGACCGGAGTCCCTGCTATCGGGCGCGGCCGACCATGTCGGCGGCCAGCCTGTGCCCACGGGCCTGGGCGGGGGCGGGTTCACGCAGCCCTGGAGCAAGAAGGCCCTGCGCGAGCGTGATCGCAAGCTCGAGGACGAGAAGCAGGAGCGCCAGGAGCTGCGCGAGCTGGTGCAGCGTGCCATCGAGCCGGTGAAGGCGGCCGCGCCTGCGACGGTGCAGGTGGTCACCACGGCCAAGGGCGGCGTGTCTCTGCTGCCCAGCGCCGGGCCCGTGGTGGCGCTGCCCCTGGTCAAGTTCGACGCGGCTGCGGTGGCCCGCGAGGTTCAGCGGGCGCTGCAGGAGGTCGGTATCAGCGTCCAGCGCGTGCGCGAGGCGCAGGCCAAGAAGCAGGCCGTTATGGCCATCGAAGCGGCCAGGCGCGAAAATGAGCGTCTGTTGAGGAAACGCCGCCGTGATGAGGAATTCCTCTTATTGATGTGAGGCACTGAATGGCCCTGTTTAAGGTAGTGAACAACCAGGCCCAGCTTGATGCTGGGGATGTTGCCAGCACGGACGTCTACGGCGCTGGCATTCGATTCACGCAGGACGGCGCTGCGCGCACTACGCGCTTTGCGGGCACCGCGTTCAACCAGGGCATCCCGATGTCGCCCACGGGCCAGGTGGCCATTGTGGACGCCACCTCGGGCTTGCCTGTGGACGCTATCTACCTGAACGGCCTGCCCATCAGCGGCAACAAGGTGTGCGTCAGCCTGAACGCGAGCTCGGTGATCTCCAGCGGCCTGCCGTTCGACTCCAACGGCGTCCTGGTGGGCTCGCTGTCAGGCTTCACAACTCTGTCCTTGGACTTCACGGGCAGCACCACGCTCGACCCTCGCATCACCTTCTCCCGCACCAGCAACGCCACGCTGACGGACAGCAATGGCCGGGTTGCTTACGCGCCGCACAACCTGCTGACGAACTCGGAGGACTTTGAGGCGGCGGCTTGGACGAAATTTAACGTAAGCGTAACTTCAAATACTGGCGTTGCTCCAGATGGAACTACAACTGCTGACAAACAAATTCCTGTTGCCGCGAACGTACCTTTCAAAGAGCTTCAACAAAACGTCAGCATAACATCCGGTGTTACGTACACATTATCGGAGTATGTAAAAGCAGATGGATACAGGTACATCCAAATCGTAGGAAATTCCGCTGTATTTGGTACGTTTTACATCAACTATGATTTGCAAACAGGAAACGAAACTGCTTTTGACGCAGGAAGCTCAACAGTAGTTGGAAGAAGCATTACAAATGTCGGGAATGGATGGTATAGAGTTTCTGCTTCAGTAACTGCGATTTCTACAGCAAGCGGGCGCTTAAATGTAGATGTCATTCCAGCGTTTGACTCCATTCGTGGAGTGAGTTGGGCCAGTGACGGAACCAGTGGTATTTTGGTCTGGGGAGCCCAACTCAACGTAGGCGCACTCCAGAGCTATAACAGCACAACACCCAAAAATCTCCTTGGCTTCACGCAGGAGTTTGACAATGCGGCGTGGACGCAATCAACGGTAACCGTATCGGCAAATGCTGTAACAGACCCCAATGGCACTTTAACCGCAGATCGAGTTACTCCAACAGGTACTGCGGTTTATGACTCTCGCGTATTCCAGCCAATATCTGCTATATCAGGCGTAGTTTACACACTGTCTGTGTGGGCAAAATCCTCAGCATCAAATCCAAGTTTGACGCTTGCATTGTTAAATTGGGGAGGTCAGACATTTTCGCTTACGTCAAACTGGGCTCGATATTCTGTATCAGTGACGGCAGCGTCCACAATTTCAGCAAACTTTAATATTTACGCAGGTGTAGTTAACCCAACTAACGGAGTGGTCTCATCAATTAATGAAGTTGACATCTGGGGAGCCCAGCTCAGCAACAGCGCCAGCGTGGACCCCTACGTCTACAACCCGCAAGCAGCGCTTACCAGCACGGCCTACTACGGCCCGAGGTTTGACTACAACCCGGTGACGCTGGCGGCTAACGGGTTGCTGATTGAGGAGCAGCGGACGAACTTGCTGACGTACAGCGAGGACTACACAAACGCGGCTTGGGTTAAGGCAGGTTCTACAGTAAGTGCAAATGCAACCGCAAGCCCTGATGGCACTACAAATGCAGATAAGTTACAAGAAGACACTTCTACTGGAGTGCATGTTGTAACTCAATTAACAACTCTTACTTCTGGCGCTCAATATGCGTTTAGTATTTACGCAAAAGCCTCTGAAAGAAGCCGTCTTAATTTTGAGCGCGCAAACGCTAACATAACTACTTTTAGTGCGCTTTATGACTTATCCGCTGGAACGGTTGTTTCTACCAGCGGAACAGTAACTGCTTCAATTCTAGACGTTGGCAACGGCTGGTATCGTTTGACTGCGGTTGTAACTGCTGCCGCAACAGCTTCTGGCGGAGTACAAGTTGATTTGGTTTCTACTGGGTCAACCATTTCTTATGCTGGGGTTGCAGGGAATGGTGTTTACCTCTGGGGCGCTCAACTAGAATGACGAATACGAGTATGTTCTCTAGTGTGACACCCCTTGCAGAGCGTTATCAGGTTCTCAAGAGCATGGTTGCGTTCGTCTTTGGGCGTGGTAGTACCTTTGCCATCAATGTGGTGCATCTCAAGCAGTTTGTCTGTTCCGCAATGCTGGCACTTGTATCCGTCACGCTCCAGGGCCTTATCTCTGTTGCCTCCAAAGTTGTAGTTGTCATGGGATGCCTTGCGGTAGTTGGCAAGGCGTTCTGCGTCAGATGCAAGCCACTCATGAATCTTGCTGATCTTGTGGCGCTTCTGGCATGGGGCGCATCGCCTCTGTGGACCAGACTTGTATTCAAACTCTGCTCCGCAATCAGTGCAGGCGCGCTTGGTGCCAATCGAAGACGCGCCAGTCTTGGCTCTGAGTTTTCGCAAAGCCTCGGTGTTTTTCAGACTTCTGAAGTTTGGCCCACATGGTTTGCAAGCCTTCTGAGAAGAACTTACAGGCTGAAAAGTGACGGCGCACATGGCGCAGGTCTTTGGCTGGTACGGCATAGCAACCCCTTGATCAAATGCTTTTGCATTGTAGCATAAGAGGAGAAAGCAATGGCAGCGTTTGCTACATCGTATATACCGACACAAGCCTCCCAAGTCACCCGAGCAGCGGACAATGCGTCGATGCTGGGGGATAACTTTGCGACTTGGTTCAATCAAGTCCAAGGCACCATCGGCGTCAACTTCAGCTTCTACTCTGCAATTCCTGCTGCGGGCAATCGCGGTGGAGTGTTGGCTCTTGGTCCCGGTGGGTATGCTGCCGCAAATGCGCTAAACATTTTCCAAGACGGTGGAACTCAAAACCTTGCGGCGTACTTTACGTCTGCGACTTATCCAGACGTTAACCTTATAAAGTCACTGAACGCGGCTGCCAACGCAACAAACAAGGCGGCATACGCATACAACAAGTCAGCCGGAAGTTATGCGCTGACAACGAACGGTCAGAGTCCTTCTACAGGTACATCAACCCAAAACACAGCGACCTTTAATTCAATGCACATCGGGGTGCGTAATAGTGGAAGTACGTATCTGAACGGCACCATTCAATCCATCAGCTTCTACCCGGTTGCGTTGCCAACGAGTATTCAGAGCATCACAGCATGACCGACGAAACCCTAACCGCTCTGGTCGAAGCTGCCAAGCTGGCTCTGTCGGTGCTGGAGGATTCATGCACCCCACGGTTGTCAGAGAAGCACTGCGCCGCATACGACAACGCCATTGCCGCGCTTGAAACCGCGCTGAGTGGTCTGGACAAGGAATAACCCATGACCGACGAAACCCTAACCGAGCCCATCGTCACCGAGGGCTACTCCGACTACATGGTTGTTTTTGCTGATGAGGATGAGGCCTATTCGGTCCTGTACGACTCAAGCACCGATGGTGAAGGCAACGTGACGCTGACTCCGCGCTTCACTGCGGTGGACATGATCGGCACGATCTACGAGCCTGCGCCTGATCCGGTGCCGAAGAACTACAAGCCGCTGCCGTACACGGGCTACCACGCCAACGTGCGCAACATCGGGCCAGCGCCTGAGCTGGATGTGTTTGTGGTGAGTCCTGGGCCGGTGACGCCGCTGAGGGTGTGGGCGTGAGCAGAAGGAGGAGCTGATGGACGCACAAGCAGTCATCGCCGCCCTGCGTGACAGGGCCCGCAAGTACGTGTCCCTGGACACGCCCGAGGACGCTGACCTGGGCGACATGGCCATCGACATCGCCACGGGCTTCCTGCCGGTGGTGGGCACGGCCCAGGCCGGCCGCGACTTTGAGCGCGCCAGGCGCGACAAAGACAAGCTCGGCATGGGCCTGTCCAGCCTGGCAGCCATCCCGGTGGTGGGCGGTGTGGCCAAGGCGGCCAACAAGGCGCGCAAGGGGGGACAGGCGGGCGAGGAGGCTGTGAAAGTTTTGCGCGGCCCACGCGCTGAGGCTTTGGAAACGGCCCGGCAGAACGCAGTCAAGATGCTCGGGCTGCCTGAGAACAACACGGCGATGGATCGTGCCAAGGCGATGGGGTTTGGCAACGACGTTTATCACGGTACAACCAAAAATTTCCCGGCGTTCGACACCAGCAAGCTGGGGGCGTCTGGAGTCGATGCCGCTGAAGGGGTGTTCACGGCCAACAACCCAAAGATCGC